TCTATTTAACTCTTCCTGACTAATAGCGTCTGCCGCTCTAGCCTCCTCTAATGCCGCCTGACGTTGCACCAAGTTATTAATAAAGGCTTGCGTCTCTGTAGCAAAACCTTCGATAGCAGTAGTTCTTAGCCTCTCTATGTTGTCAAAATGAGCCTGTCTTTCTTTATCTCGAAGCGATTGGATTGCCGCCGAGCGTTTGGCCTCGATAGCAACCTCAGTATCTGCAAGCATCTGAGCCAGCTCTGCTTTACCATCAGCCGCCTTCCTAGCTCGATCTAGCTCAGCGTCATAGCGCTTATTGATCTTGTCGATGTCCGTAACATCACTTCGCTGTAGAGCTTCTAATGTAGATATAGCCCGCTTCTCAGCATCTACCTTAGCTTGCGCCGCTTTAGCATCTCTTGCCGCTTTAGCCGCCGCCCTATCTTTATCTCTTTGAGCTTGATCTTCTTCTTTTTTGTCGATCTCCGCGATTGCATCAGATCGAGCCTTCTCAATAGCATCCATGAGCTTTTTATGCTCAGCAGAGCCTTCTTTCCCCGAAACTCTAAATGCTTCTACGACATCATTTGCCATTTTCTCATATTGGTCATTTATCTTATCTCGACCACTGAGAAGGGAATCTTCAATATCTCTAATCTTGTCTTTGGCTTCGGTAACTGCTTCTGGCTCGAACAATATAGGGCCACCAGCATCATCAGGTCTGATAGCGTTTTGTAAGTCTTCGAGACGCTGAATCAAATCAGGGCTAAGTAGGCTCTTATCTACAGTGCCACCTAAAGTCTCAATAGTCCTTATCAATTCGACCATCGCGCCCAAATTAGCACCAGCGGCGTCTGTTTGATCTTCCATAGACTCTGTTGCAATTTTTGAGCCACGAGCCATCGCTACTTGCTGTTGTACATTAAAGCTCTGAGCAGTCGCTAAATTTTTTGCCGCTTTCCCTGAATTTTCAGCCTCAGAGACTTGATCAGACATAGACTTAGTTAGCTTATCTAGCTCTATTTGCGCGGCTTTAATTTGCGCTCTTTTAAGACTCTCTAGCGCAATATTAATCGCGGCTCCTGCTTGTTCTGTTACAGGAGTTAGCCCTTCAAGAGTCGATTGCAACTCAGAGAATTTGCTTTCTGCTTGCTCTACATTCTTAAATGCAGTGAAGACTGCCGCACCAACAGCGAGGAATGCACCAACTATTGCGCCGCCTGGCCCCATCAAGGAGGCAATCTGGCCACCCTGCTGACCAAATACAATCATGGCATCAGTGCCGCCCTGTAGCTGTACCGCGACGTCCTGCACCTGATGGCCTAACTGACCAAAACCACCACGAACTAGGCGCAAAGAACCATTCAATCCTTTACTAGACTGAATTTTCTTTTTCTCTAGGTTGGTAAGATTTTGTAAGTGTTTAGCTTGTTTGATTTGCGCTTCAGTTGCACCCGACTGTCTGAGCTTATAAATTTGAAGCTCATCAGCCGTCATGCCGATGGTGTTCTTATAGTCCTCCATCCGCTTCAGAGTATCTGAGACTGCCTTCTTCTGCTTCTTAAGCAAGCGCTCAGTCGAGTCGAAGGCTTCTTTATTATCTGCCTCGGCGCGGATTTCGATTACGAGCGGCTCTAAGTTTGCCATCTTTCTCTTGCCTCTTGGCCTTCATTGCGAGGTAGGTCCACCAATAATTAAACTCGGTGGGCGTCATCTGTAGAACCGTTCCTGCTGTCTGACCAAGATATTCCGCTAACTCAAAGACGCGATGGAGTTCAGTCGGGTTCCCTTGATCATCGATTAGTTTTTTTCGCGTTCCTCTTCAGTCTCAGACTGATGCGCCAGAATCGCAGTAGCTAATCGTTCTACAATACCGCTCGCTGAAAACCGCTTCAATTTGACCTTATCACCGATATCGAAGACTGGATTGCCTTCGCCATCTACTAGGCCAAATATCACGGTATAGCATAAGTAGTCCCAAGTATCTTCCTGAGCACGAGCAGAGAGCTTCGCTTTGTCTTCCAAAGAGAAGTTCTTCATAAAGACTCTAGCATCGCCCCACTCAGGAATGATTACTTCCCTAACACCCAAGCTGTTGAAATGCTCAACAGCCAGATCTATTAGTTTCGTCATCCTTATACGGTGCCTTCAACGAGTGCGCCGTTTCCTTGCGCTGAGAAGCTCGCCTCTACGAAACCGTCAAACGATGCTGACTTGCTGACTGAAGTGATAGTCGCTGTGCCGGTCCACTCGTAATCACCTGAGTTATTACCCGTAGGATAAAGATTCAGAGTAATTGACGCGCCTTCTGTCAGAGCCTGCTGACCATTAGTGTCAGTAGGGTCCCAGAATGCAGTGAATGATGCAGTCCATGACTTCTGAGTCGCTGTGTGAGTCATCCAAGAATCACCCATTACAGTGTCATCAGCTACTTCGCTAGTAGTCTCAAGAGACCACTCTTTGATTTCGGCTACAGCATTTGAACCAACATATACTGCTCCGTCCTTACCGATGTTTGTTGCCATTTTTACGTCCTCGCAAAAGCGTTAAATATGCTCGATTTTACTAACCTTCTGGACTGCCCTCAACCGCAAAGTAATCAACCTCGCAAGTTAGTCTGCCCACCATGACAGGTTGATCACCGTCAGCCGAGAAGTCTGTGTCAACAGAGACAAGGCGCGTATCTTCAGCAAGCCCACCTCTAGTCAAATCCGTGTAAAGCGCCTCTTCTATATCAGCGCATATCTCATCAACCATTTCGTCGTACGTTCCAGTCATCTTAACGTACACCTCGATCCTAGCGACGAGTCTTTTCTGTAGCGTCCTAGGCGGTCCCATCGTTGGGTAGCGCGTAGTCTCGCTTTGTGTGTAAACACAGATCGCTGGCAGAATGTCGTTGTGAACCGCAAACACCCGTGTGTCAAAGCAGTTCGCCTTCGTTCTAGTCAATCCTGTTAGCGTAGTAACAAGATTCTGCCTGATTCGGGTTCTGATATGGCTCATTGCTTCTCCAAAGCCAGTTCAGTGATCCCTGTGCCATCTGGCATGACAACCCTAATCGTATAATCCACGTTCGTGCCATCGACCGGCACAATGACAGTATCTCCCTCTTGTAAGGTTGATATGTCTCCTGACTTGCAAGTAAGTCGTGGCTGATCCACAGAGAATGCTACAAATCCACCCGCATCCTCTAACGCATGTTGTGCGTCGAAGATAGCAGTGAACGTAGTCTCCTGCCCGAATATAGGCTTGCCCGTACAGGACACGCCAAAGTCGGCAAGGAAAATACTGCGATCAGCCGCAACTTCTACTGGCATTATTCAGCCTCTTTCTCTTCTTCTACCTTGGGCTTACGAGTCCGTCGCTTAGGCTTCTCTTCACCACCTTCAACGCCGACTGCTCGATTTACAGTCTTTGACTCATCTACTGGAGACACTCGACCGATACCCATTAGAGATCGTGCCAAACGCTCATCAAGCTCAACAACCTCGCCGACACGACAGCTTTTTCCAGCAATCACACAACCTTTAATTACTTCGTACTTCATAATTCCTCCTTAGAGAAAACCCGCCCCGAAGGGCGGGCTATTAGTCTTAGCCATCGTTACCGAATGCGAAGCTAACTGCATGGCGTACTGCCACATCCATAGACTGAAGAGCAACAACGCGGATAGTACCAGTTGTTGATGCAGTGTATGGATCTACTACTAGATCAAGTCCACCGAAGAAGCCAACCAAGAGGTCTGCAAAGTTACCGAAGTACATGTTTCCAGCAGTTCCTTGGTTAGACACGATAGAGCGGTATCCATTGATTGTGCCACCAGGCTCAACAACGAATTGCGCTGTACCAGACGCCTTCTCAGTAGTCTTCAATGCACCGTGCATAGCCGCTGGAAGGATGTATGCCAAGTTGCCCATAAGAGCATTGTCTTCAGCAATAGCAGTTTCCAGACTTACAACTTCCGCGAAGGTTGGATTAGCCGCCGCGAATGCACTTACAGTGTTGACACCAGAGGTGTTCAAGATACCCGTAGGCTGGCCGCTTGAGCCTGAACCTTCAAGACCAGCCAAGTCGATCGCAAGAGCGATAGCTTGAGCTAGATCGTCACGAATCAGAGCTTCTACGTCCATGCTTGACTGAATCATGAGCTGACGAGTTACGTCTGTGAATGCACCAAGTGTCTTAGGTGTCATCGAGATGTTACCGACAGTCATTTCTGACTCAGTAGAGGCTCCACCCTCTGTCGCAATCCATGCGGCAGAAGCGGCGGCAGTCTTCTTAGGGATCTTAACGTCACCTGACAGACCATTCAGAGTACGTGCACCGGCCTGCATGACGCTTGATGCGTTACGCAAGACATCGATGAAGTCAGTCCCACGATAATCATCGCTGAACAGATCTGACTCATCTGATGAGTTAAGGTCACGCTTCCAAGTACGCAGTACGTCTGTTGGGAGCATGATGCCTTGAGCGGCACGACCAAACTCGTTAGCGGCGGCTTCTGAACACTCGAATTCAAAAGCGGCGGCTTCTTGAGCGCGTCGGTCAGTTGGGTTAGCCAAAGCGTGAATAGCGCGAACGAGAGAGAACTTCTTGAGTTCTTTGTCGGTCATGCCGATGTCCTGCGACTCAAGAGCACGCTCTGAACCGATTACATCCAACAATTCACCACGGAACTCAGCTACAGAACGACCGTCTGCGATTGCTCGCTTAGCCATGTCTGACTGATTGTGGCGTGCGCCAAGCTCAACGATTTGAGCGGCATCTTTTTGAGCGGCTTTACGAGCTTCTAACTCGATTGCCGCAACATCTATTTCATTTGTCATGGGAGTTTCCTCTCTAACGGTTACGGTTACGGTTTCGGGTGTAGGCTCGCTTGATCGACCAACACCAACGGAGACATCCGCTGGAATTGATACCAAACTAGCTTCTACGGGACGCCAAGACTTTGCGACGTACTTGTCTTTGTCCTGACGCTCCATTTTGTTGATAGCGTATCCAATGGATACATTTGCGCGTATGCCATCAACAACATCGTCGAATGCTTCTTTGGCAAGTCCGTTCTTTCCAAAACGCACCGTCGCACGGAGACGCCGTGCCGAGCCATCGAGATCGACAGATTCGATTACGCCCACTTGCTTCTGTGGGTCATGGTCTAGCAAAAGAGGCGCTCTACCTGACGCTAAGAAGCTCAGGTCTATCGCATCCTCTGAATGCTCTAATACTTCAACTCCAAATGAGCGGGCAACAGGCTCTTCCGAGCTTAATGCCATTGAGACTCTACGCTCATCTTCATTGATTGGTGATGCGTCCATATACATGGAACGCTGGGAGTAATCTGGGTCTACCATAGATCGCTCCTCCTCTTCTTCTACTGCCATTTCTGGCTCCTCGGACTTACCGAACTCTATGATGTAAGAGTCATCGGTCTCAGTCACATTCTTAATATGACGCTCTTCCTCATCGTTATAGTTCCGATCATCTATCTTAGTCAATGCAGAAAAGCGATGACCTACCTTACGATCTGTAGGCTCACCATCGCGATAGAGAGTGATAAGAGCCGCTGGGTTATCCTCAGTGCCGGTTACTGTAAAGTCAGAATCAGGAACGTCGAAGCTCCCATCAGTAACAATACGATCGATCTTGCCTCTCGCACGACCACCGGAGCTTTGCCAGCTCACCATGTCGCCGACCTTGAGATCGCCAGCTTCTGCTCTAGTTTCAATGTCCATCTCGTCACACCTCTCGTCTATCCCGTCGAGCGTCTTTACCTTTGCCTTTGAGAAAGAGAAACCTGCGTCTCCTCCCCACAATGCCCAAGCTATGCGTCCTGCGCTTGGGTATCCTTCTTCGCCTTTATCAAAGCCTTTTCCTTTCTTATCAACCTCATGTCGACTAAAAAAAGAATACATCCGACGCACAGTGCTAGGAGAAAGCTCCCGCCCATTAATAATATCACGAGCGCGAGCAACACCGACTTCAGTGCCACCACGACCGTGCTCTTTGCGCCAATCCAGACCGCGCTTAGCTTCAGCAACCATGCCTTCCGTTGGTTTGAGGTCAATGTTTTCACCTTTATATTTCGCCATCGTCAGCTCCTGTGATGTCTGGCTCAATACCCATCTGCGTTGAACCGTATGGCTCTAGTGCGTACTTGATACCGAATTGCTCCATCAGGCTTTTATCACGCTGGATCTCAGCCAAAAGCTCTTCCGTATCCTTTCCGTACTGCGCCGCAACGTCCTGCAAGCTCAATACGCCATTCTTCATGCCGAGAACCGCCGCGTTCATCTCTTTCATTGGGTCAACCCAATTCCAAGCTCGGCCACGGAACTCTGACGCCATAGAAAACTTGTCAAACGTCGCTATAGGCATAAACAACGTATCAACTTCCATAGCCGCTTCAAGCCATGCCTCATAAACAGGTTCTACGAAGTGATCGATCATCACTTGTTGCACGCTACGATAGAAGTCTCTTTCTTCTAGCGCGCCCTGACGAATAGAGCTATAGGATGTTGCTTCCAAATCGTTAGCCAGTGACGTATACGAAACGCCAAGCGCCGATGCGATGCCCTTCAATACCGACCGATGAAAGCTGTCAAACTCACTCGTAGGATAGCCAACATCAAAAGTCTTTAGGTCCACGCCCTGCGGAAGCTGATGGAACGTACCAGGCTGAGCGTCGATTATAGGTACATTGCCGTCCAAGTCATCTGCAACAAAGCCATCACCCGTTGGCGAAGTAAAGAATCCCATCTTAGATGCGCCCATACGAGCCGCCACAATAGATGCCTCGCGCCAGCCATTTAACTGCTTGATGCTTGCCATCGCAGATGACATCCAAGGCTCACCGCGCGTCTGTCCAGCACGCAAAGGCATAAAGACATGAATCATCTGTTCTGCCGGTACGCGCTTGTGTTTAGGCGACTTGACCATAGAGGCGAAATCATAATCCCCTGGGTGAGACGTAAGTACATGATATGCAATAGGTTTCTTGAACTTATCAAGTTCTACGCCCATGCGGATCTCTCGACCGCCATCTAATCGCTCGTTCTTCTTCTCGTCGATCTGATCTGGCTCAAGGAACTCTAACGCAAACGAATCTCTGAATGCGTTACCTCGATGCTTGATGACAAAGACCTCGCCGTCCCGAGCGAGACCTTCTACGACCATTTTCTGCACATCTACCCAAGACAATTTGCCGTCAGCAGTGCAGTTTCCTCGCTTCCCCCAAACCTTAAACGCTGTTTCGATGCTTTGATTGCCATCTGTATCAAGCGTTCCTCGCGGATCTAGTGCCTTAACCTGCAACTTAAACCCGTGCTGACCGACTACATTTGTCTTCAATAGGTTGAAATATCGACGTGCATACTCGTTGTTTCGAGCCAAATCGCGCGATCTAGCACGCATTCTGGCAATAACTGGGTACAATTCACTGTCTGGAGACCGCTCTGACTCAACATAATCCGCGAAAAGCCGACTTGGGCTTGCCGCGTGATATGAGCGCTTGAAGATCTTCTTTTCTTCGGGCTTTTTGCCCCTAAATCTGTCAAAAATACCCATATCAGAACCTTACCTGTATGGTAGAGCCGTTTTTCTTGCCTCTTTTCACCAAGCTGTCGCTTTTATGCTTAGACACTTCCTTGCGGTAGTAGTCACGCGCCTCAACAAGCTCAGAAAAGCCTAATTTCGTTAGCGAACGCCCTGCAATTGAGTAAGAAGCGACATCTGCATCCGCTTTGCCCTCTAAGAGGCTCTCAATCTTTTTAACCATGATCTCTGCGTGTATCCGAGGATCAGCTTGATTGTTATCCATATCAGGAATAGCTTCAAAGTCGCCAATATCGACAACAATTCGATTCCCTGAGCTAGTTTGTGTAATTTCCAACTGCCAGTGATACAAACCAACAGCAAAATCGGCGCTAGTGGCCGAATCTGCGGTGAATAAGTAGTAACTTGGGTTCTCTGTGGCGGCTATTTTGATCTCAGACGCCCCGCCTCCCGTGATTCTTGCTACATATTCCGCAGAATAGTCCGCTGGAGGGTAATCGGCGACCAGATCCGATCGCTTCCACTGAATGAAGTCACCAACGACTATCTCAGTAGGTTCGCCTTCTGGTGCATTGGAAGCGTCGAATAAGTTTGCCATGCTTTATCATCGCCAAGAGTTTACGAAGTTTCCCTTACGCGAAAGCCTTGGTACAAATGGCTCTGGCCGCTTATCAGGTGCTTCTTCCTGTTTTCTGGGTGCTTCAGATTCGCCAATTTTGGCGGCTAAAGCATTTACATTCACCCCGAGTATACTATAAGCCGCTATCGCGTACACCATACAATCGAGTGCTTCATTTCGCGCTCTTACTTTCTCAAAAACACGCTTTTTGAAGCCTCTATGGAAGCGTGTAACCGCTTTTTCGGCTGTAAGCTGGCGAAAGTATTCATCATTTAGTGTATCTGCGAAGTGAACGTACCCTGCACCCTGCTCTCTGATCTTCAATCGCGAGAACATTAAATCTTTCACTGTATCGACGCCAATCGGAAATAACGGGCACTTAACCGTGTTATTTTTGCTTGGTTTACCGGCAATTGCCTTGCCATCGCCACCGACACCCTTAATCGCGAAGATTCGACGCCCCTGATTCTTCTTACAGAAGGTATAGACGCTGTTAGTGAAGTGACCGCCCGAGTCTACTGCCGCCGCTCGGATACCAAGCAAGCGACCGGACTCCGTTTCGTATTGTTGCAGTAGCCGTGAGTCAAGATCTGTCCATAGCTGAGGTGTGGATGGGTCACCGTAGAGCGTGATGTGATCCAAAACCCATGACTCGTCGTCTCGACCCCAGCCAACAACCGTTAGTTCGAGGCGATTATCCTGCACGTCGACGCCAGCCGTCACGACAATTACTTCATCAGGCACAAACGGCATTTCTTCTCGCCGCTCCGCTAACTCAAAATCATCAATTCGCTCGCCTGCGTCTTCCCATGTCTCGCCGAGATAAGTATTTGTCCATACACGTAACTGCTCAGGATTCTTCTTAACGGACAAAAAGTCTCTAACTCCGTCCGCTAGAGGTGTCCAAGGTGAGCACAGACCATTAATTGCAAATCCAGCAATGCCTTTAAACGGCTCCTGAGCCACCCATTCACCGTTGCGTATAGCCCAAACTCGATCAGCCTCAGTCCAGAGAACGCCACACTCTTCGCAGAGGTACTTAGCAGTCTCAGGCTGACCATTATCCCACTTTACATTGGCCCACTTGAGGACTTGAGAATGGTGGCAATGTTTACAAGGCACATGATATTCACGTCGGTCAGACTTCTCATAAGCATCCTCGATGCGCGAGACTCCCTTATTCGTTGGAGTCGAGACCATGATGACCTTTCGGTTCCAGAACGTAGCACTGCGTTTCCGAGCAAGTGAGATTGGATCACCTTCCGTGCCAGCGGATGTTGGGTATCTGTCGACTTCATCGCAAAGAACGATCCTTATGGGGCGGCTCGCCAAGCCAGCCGGAGAGTTTGCACCAACGATAGTGATCGCACCTCCCGCAAAAACTTTATGCAGTGTAGTGTTGCCTGAATCGCGTGATCTTGGATCTTTAACTTTATCCTTAAGCACAGGTGTTGACCGAAGTAGTCCTGCGGCAATCCTGTCCTTTGAAAACGCCTGAGCCATTTCCAACGTCGGCTGTAGCACCAGAATTGGACACGGATTGTTATCAATATGATATCCAATGATATTAAGAATAGCTTCAGTCTTACCAAGCTGTGCTCCTGCCATGACAACGACTTCTTGGATCTCAGGGTCAGAGCACGCATCCATTATCCCCCTTTGGTATTCAGCTCTTGATGTATACCATCTGCCAGGCTCAGCACTACTTTGCGAGTCCAGCCGTCTTTCTTGGTCTGCCCACTCGCTTACGCTTAGGCTTGGCGGTGGCTTCAGCACTCCCATCGCTTTCTTCAATTTGGCTTGCAGTCGATTGCGTTGGACTGATCGTTGGGTCATATCTACTCAATTCTTCCAGTGCTTCCTGTATCAGCTCTTCAATAATCTTCTGACACATTCCAGCGTTAGTTTCCGCCGCAACAACAGGAGCGGCTTTCGTTGGGATGGATAATAGGCGAGATTTAACAGAACCCAAAACATCTGTCCATGCTTGAACAACATCTTCGGCATTAACTAACTCGTTATGTATCTTCTTTAACTCGAGTTCTGCAATCTCTGCTTCTGCGTTAACCTTTCGTGTTCTAGCCTCGTCATAGGACGATCCTATCTTGACTCCACCCGTGCTCGGCATCTCTCCTCCAGTAGTATGCTTTTCCGTACTAACAGTAGTATGGAATTCCGTACTAACAGTAGTACGCTTTTCCGTACTCTAATCATCATATTAATCATCATATATAACCATATAGTCTGTGCAAACAGAATCGTTTATAACATAAAGTTCTTAATTAGGTTTTTGATATTCCATCTCTAGCCAAAGGTCGCGCGCCGCCAGCACC